TTTTTTATTGATTGGTGTTCCAGTTGGGTCATCCACAATATGGAATAAATCAACTGAAGCTAATGCGTTACCTAAATCGGTAAGCTGTGTGATTTTCTTATCTGCCATTTTTTCTCCTTTAAACCCTTTCGGGAATTCTACTTGCGCCAGCTGACGCAATCACTTTATTAATATATTTATAAAGGGGGCCGAAGCCCCCTCTAATTAGTTGTTATTAAGCAGCGTTAGTTAATACTGATAAAGTTTCGTATTGTACTCTACCACTTCTACCGCCTGAACCTGTAATCTTTAAGTTCCAACCTGCGTGGCCAGCACCTGCTGGTACTTCACCATCTGCGTAGTTGAAAAGACCCAATGTGATACCTGTAATAAAGTTATCAGCAGTTGCGTCTTCAAAAAGGTTAGTTCTATTTGCACTCGTTGGTGCTAGTTTTGCAGCTGCACAAGCCCACAATGGAGCGCCAGCAGCCGAATCTGCGCTAGTTTGCATAGACATAGTATTCTCTCCCTTTTAAATAGTTGTTTAATTGGTACTCAATTTTTAATGTGTACCACTATTTATAAGAGATTTAGTCTTCTAGTAGTTTTTTGAGAAGTCTGATAGTTCTTGAAGTATCACCATTATGAACAACACCTTGTCCACCTCTGGCTCTAAACTCGTTAACGTTTTTAGGATAATCGTCTATCAGTATTGAGTTTTTGTCAGCGTATTGTTGTTTTTGTACACGCTTAACAAGATTGATTCTATTTGAGGCAATGCCTAGATTTTTGGTTGCCCAATATTTTTTTCCAGGTATACAATTCTTATCGTATGTATCTTCTACATATGCTGATAAAATCTCTGTATCATATTTCTTAATGAAGTTCCAGAGTTGTTTACCACCTGTATGCCAAGGTAAGTCTCTCCAAAAGTTAGGGTTAGCTTTGATTGCACTCCACTTTTCAGACTTACTGCCTTGAGCCCAAACATCTATCTTCTTGCCTGTCTGTTTCTCAGCACCTTTTACAAAGTCTGCTAAGACACCATCCATATCGCAATAGATTTTTTTCATAGTGTTTGTCCTTTCATACTAATATAATAACACATACCAGACAAAAGGCAAGCGCTTTTTTTACTTATTATACGTGATTTTTGGTTCAGTATCTACTTTGGTTTTTGGAGAACCAGTCATTGTAGTACCTTTACCCTCTGATTCTTTTTTATACTTCTTGTCAATCATATTGAAAAAGTCTTTTTTCTCTTGGTCTGACATTGAAGCTAAACCTTTACCAGTTTTTTCTAGTTCTTTTTTGAACATTTGCTGGTAAGCAGAATCATTGATGTATTTTGTTAGGTCTCTAGTTGCTTCTTCTATTGAACCTTCTTTACTTGTAAAATATCCCATTACTTTCCTCTTACTTGTTTTGCTAAATCTTTATCTGCACCACCCCAAGTACCACTTGATTTGGTTACAAAAGAATTAACACGAGCTAATGCCCATTGTACTTGCGTTGCACCAGGTCTATGGCCACCTCGCCAAGCTGCCATACCTCTATCATAAACTTTCTTTAATACACCGTAAGGCATACCAGATTTTTCAGCTTTCTTTCTTACAGCTGCAATACTTTCGTAAACTTCTTTCGCTGGGTGGTCTTCGTTTTTCATTTTAGGTTTCATACCTTGTTTTTTTAATCTATCTATATCTGCAACAGACGGAGCATTTTCTCTAACTCTAATACGACCACCATAAAAGTTTTTAACATCTGTAGCATACTTGTTTAAGTCTGCACCTTTACCATCAACATATATTTCATCTTTATGAATTGCAACATCAAAACCTTTTTTCTTTAGGTCATCAACTGCTTTTTGTCTTTTTGTAGGGTCTGAAATTAGAGCTCTAAACTTTTTAAATTCGTTAACTTCTTCATATGAACAATTTGAAGCGTTAATGTTCTTATCGTGGTCTTTACCACATTTAGGACATTTCTCTTCTTTCTTTAGAAGTTTGTCTGCAATTTCGTGACCTTTAGTAATTGTTTTCTTATCTAATGGTGGCTCATCATTGTATTTCTTTTTTGCAACAGACATACCAATTGCATATGCCTTATCTTTTGCCATTTCATTTACTTTTTCTAAAATAGTTTCTTCAGGTACACAATTAGGTACTTGTTTACCACCTTTATTTTTCATACCAACTTGTTTATATCCTGTCCAACAAGCCTCAAACATTTCTTCGTCTAGGTCTTCACCAAAAGGTTTAATATCTTTTACCGTAAACTTCATACCTCTTACAACTAGTTTACTTTTTGCACCTGTTGAAATAAAAGGTATATTTTCTTTACTTAATTTTTGTAAATCAGAGTCTTTAAACTTATTTAAAATATTCATAAGTTGTTGTGCTCTAGCGGCTGAAATTCTTTTACCTCTAAATGGTTCGTATTCTTTTTTTAGAGTTGCAATCATAGCAGGAGAAATACCTGCTTCAGAAATTACTTCTTCTTTTTGCATTTCTTTTTTCATTTTATCACGCATATGTTTATATGCAAGACCGATTTGTAATAATGGTTCACCAGTTTCAGGATTTACCATCTTCTCTGTATCTTTCTTGATTGCTTTTGCTTTATCTGTTTCTGCTTTTTGTTTCAGAGCTGCAATCTCTTGGTCTTTTTTCTCAACTTCTTTTTCTAATTTTTCTTTTGAGTTTTCAGACTTCTCTTCACCTGTATTTGAATCGTGTTCAGGTGCTATATCTGTTTTCTTTTTCTTTTCTTCTTCGTCAAATTGTTCTTCATTAGGTGTATTGTTTGCTACATCATCTAAAAATTCTTGGTCTAATTCTTTATCTTCGTCTTCTTTAATCTTATCAGCTTTCTTAACATCTTGCATATCTTGAGCAGAGTCTTGTTCACCTAAAATGCCTTTTACCGTTTTTACATCTAGTTTTAGATACTTAGCAATCTCGGCTGCCGATTTGCCTTCTTTATCCATAGTAAAAATGTCTTTCATTTTACCTTCAACTAAATCTGATAACTGATTAATTTTTGCGTGTTTGATTGCTAGTTGTGTTGGAACATCCATATTTGCAATCATCTTTTTAACTGCTGGTGTAATATCTTTTTTAGTCTTATGTTTCCAAACGTTTTTGATATTAGCAATTTGTTTGTCGTTTAATCTTGGTTGCAAATAGCCTACTTCGTTTAACTCAACTTCAGCCATTGCTTCTCTAAATGTTTTTCTATATCTGCTCATTAGTTATTTACCTTTGCTCCCGCTCTCCATTGATAACAAGACCAGTATCGTGCTTTCCATTTAGGACCTGGATTATCACAATTGTGCCTCGCTCTAAACGATTTACGTCTAGCTGGGTCGTCTCTTTTTATACTTAAACCTGTTGTGTCACCAAACGATACTTTGACAACATTGCCTTTATCGTTTTTTACATATACGTAAAACTTCTTACTTCCACCACGAATTGGGTCATTAAGTTTGACCTTTTTGCCTTGATACTCGGCCTCTTGTAAAGGTTCGTGTTCGTGTTCAAATATACACTCTTCACATTCCTTATCGTAGTCTTCAAATTGTTTAAAAGTTTTAACCATTAAATTCTCTCTATCATTTTAGCAACAGCCTCTTTTAGCTTTGCTTCCCATTGTTCTTTATATCGTTCCCTATATTTATTCATTGTAGACTCTGTAGCCGCCCATTCTTTTACGTCTTTTTCACTTGGTTTTTCTGTCTCTCTTTCTAGGAAACCTTTAACTCTTTTCTTAACTGCCATATCACCACTACCTGGTTGTGATGGTTTGTAAGTAGGATTTTCATAACCTGCATAATCAGGTTCACCAGGAGTTATGGTTGATGTATGTTTAGCGTAGTCGTTACCAATGTCTGTCGCCTCTGCAACCTTTGAAGCGAGGTCTTTTCGTAATTCTCCAAACATCTTCTTAAATTTTTGTGTGTGTTTAGATGGTCTTGTCTTAGCCGTCTTATCTCCAGGTGCTGGAGTGTTGTCGTTCTTTGTGGTATCTTTGCCTTTAAAATGGCTAGCTCGTTTGTCTTTAACATCTTTTTTCAATCCACTATAATATTTTTTAGGTTGTGTTCCTTTTTTATCTTTCACGTCTTTGTCTTGAGCAAGTCTATCAGTATGTGCTTTAGAAGCTTCTGATACTGCCTCAAATCCATAATCAACGTCTAGGTTATATTCCCTCACGTCTACCTCTCTGTCTGCTGATATAGGTACACAATCCCATATCCAAGCTTTGTGTAAATTATTTTTATTATCTTCTAGTACAACATAGTTTGTACCTTTTCTTTTGACGGTACCTTGTACATCTTCTTTTACGTAATCAACTTTATCACCAATGTTAAATATCATTTCTCTAATATACAAATCTCTAATTTGTTGGTGTTCAAAGTCTTTGAATGGTACAACTTCTCTAGTCTCGCCTGTGTATTGAGCGGCTAGATTCATACCTTGTCTTACTTGTTTCATTATAGCATTTGCGTCAACACCTCTTGGTAGTCCTCTTCTAAAACTAGCAATGTCATTACTTGAAGCAGCTGCTCTCATCTTACTTGCTGACATACCTGATACGTTATCGGCATCGGGGTCTCTTTCACCAGCAGATACAATACTAATATTATCAAAGTTATAATAACCGTGTCTTGATTTTACATCATTATACTTTTTAATTATTGTATCAAATTCTCTTACTCTATCACTACCAACAACCATAGTTATATCTGAATAACCTTTTTTGTAAAGTAGTGTACAAATATCTAATATCATATTTGTATTATTAATTTCTATATTTCTTGCGTGTCTAGGAAACATCTTTCTCATTATGTCTAGTTTTTGTCTAGGCGATAATGGATTCTTTTTAGGATCCTGACTTCTACTTAAATAAATTCTGTAATCATCTGACCTAATACTTGCCACTTTATTAATTAATTTTTCGTGACCAGTTGTAGGTGGATTAAATCTACCAAAACTAAATGCAATTGATTTACCTTTTGCTTCGTGCATTTCTAAATCGTCTATCTCTTTATCAGAAACTTTACCATCATCTAAAATTTTCTTACACTTCTTATAGAAGTTTAGATAGTGGTATTTTTCTAACATTTTATAGATAACATTTTTAGGTAATCTATTCTTAATACCAAACTTTTGTATCTCATCTGGCGACATATCTTTATCAAACGCAGCTCTTCTATCTGCGTCAACACCATCACCAACTATTACAATCTGTTGGATACTATCTTCTATCTCTTCTAACTTATCATTAATTCTATCTTGTAAATTTAAAATATCGTTAGGTTCTAATTCTTCTAGTTCTCTGTAATCAATAATATCTCTTTTTAATTCACCTTTAATTACATCTAACTCTTGTACTTTTTTTTCAAAATCTCTAATATAAAGACCAACATCAAAGTTAAAGTCTTCAGGTCTTTTTATAAACTTGTTTGTATCAATATCAAATACTGCGTCAGCCTTTTTATTCTGGTCATCATAAGTTTGTTTATCTGTAATAAAATAAAAGTTGATAGGGTG